TTCCACCGTCTGTCGTATTTATACTTTCTTCATTTGGTCTTAGCGAATAAAGATCCAATTCTTTAATTTCAATTCTAGTTGGTGTCATTTTATTTAAATTTATAAAACTTTAATCCAATAACACTCTTGATAATTGCGTTATGTTTGCACCGAGACAAATTATTAGTAGATTATCAATCTTTTGAATTGTATAAAAAGGTTTGGGTTCAAAACTTTTAATCAACATTGTTTGTTTATCTTGATTTGGTTCGTGAATTACGTATATTGCTTTCCCGTGTTTGGTGATATTTGGACTAGAATTTGAGTAAATTTTTGAAAATATATTTATAAACTTGTGCAAATTGTGCATTGATAACGCTTCTAATAAATCTGTTGTTGCCATTTTGTTTCAATATTATTAAATGTAATATTGAAACGATTAGATTGTTGGGAAACCAACAATACCATTTTTGACTGTAATCACGTTTGACGCGACAGATAGTGTAATAAATTGGAATTTTTGAGCGTAATCAGCTCCGGAACCAAGTCCACCAGTACCATTGATTGCCACGATTGATGCATCGGAACCATATGGAGCCAGCGCTACATTGGATAATCTTCCATAGTTTGTAGATCCTAGAGAATCAATCTCATAAAAGGCGAGAGAATATCCATATTTATGTAGTCCAGTTTCAAACGGAATAGTAGGAGCCTTGTACCAAGGTTCGATAAGAGAGAAAAAGTCTGATCCCATATTTGTAAGTCGATCTGTATTTTCATAAGTCAGCGTTGTGCTTTCAATAGGATCAAGAGCATTAGAAGGAGTGTAATTATCAACGACAGGACCTGGCACAGGACTTGCCGAAGTATAATTACTCTTGATGTTTTGAGTTGTGATATTTTCAGCGGCAAAGAACAAAACTTTTACGGAATGAGAAAATCTAATATCAAAACGGGGAATTCGATTTTGAACGGTATTATATGTGGAACTAGGAGCGGTTTGAACTTGTTCAATCATAATATTTCTAGGTGCACATCCCATTTTGGATCTTTCCTCGACGGAAACAATTGCGTAATTTGCCCAAACATCTGCAATATCCAATACTGGTTCATTTGCAATATCAGTCGGTACATTAGGAGCCTTATAAGGATTGACACCGAGTACTGGTGCAGAGTTTTCGAGAACCAAAAGTTCTCGCCATGGTCTGAATTGAAAGTTTAGTCTCAATTCATTATATGGTAGGGCAGAAGTTGGTAGTGCTACACCGGTATCACGAGTGAAAAAGAATGGTAGCGGCAAATTCAACCATTTGGATGGTAGCGGTACTCCAGGTGCATGGGGAGCTAGCAAAGTATCGATATTTCCAATCATGTTATTGTATCCATCTTTCTTGCTAGCCGGTGTAGTGAAAGCAGCCCAGAAATCAAGGAAATAATTATCGAATTTTTGAATAATCAAGTCATTTGCAGTCATTGAACATTCTCTATTTAAATTATGCATAAAGTTTTTACACCAATGAATTCTACCATCGGCACCATACTGATTACCAGGAAGTAGAGTAACAGCTGGTGTCTTAACTCTGAGCCAAACGTGCAATAAATAATCTGCGGCTCTACTAATGTTAACAGACCAAACACGATCAAATCCAGCAGATCCAGATCCTTTTGTTAACATTACAGGTACTTGTGTAAACCAAGTGCTTTTTCTAGTCTCTCGAACAAAATAGGTATATGCACTACTTCCTCCATATGAATATTGTTCAATCTCGTCATATGTTGCGAGATCAATGTAACCACCTGTAAGATTTGAAGATGCTGACGACATTTTATGTTGCTAATATTTTTTTTCCATAATATTCCAATTTTTTTCCAATCCTGACCAAATTTGGTCAGGATTGATTTGTCTTATATTGAATCAAAAATATTTATATTATAAACATCAGACTTTACATGCACTTCCACCTTATGATCATAATAGCCATTGTGTATATTATACAATTCAATTTCAACTTCTTCTCGATCATCTCCTACAACGAGAATCAAACCGATTGAATCACCCTCTGTGTATCTATGGGGCTTTTCAAAATATCTGATTTCGTGTATCTTATCTCCAATATTCAAGTCTGGCATGTTTATTCCATAATCTTCGCAGCAGAGAACAATATCTTCAATCTGCGCCATGATATACCCATCATTATCTAGCATGATTGCAACCGTTACAGGCATAACTTCATTATACCTGCAACCACCAATGTTTATATCGGTTATAGTATTATAAGCCATTTCTTAGTTTAAAACTAATTTAATGTTTAGTTAATCTTTATTTATTTTCAACTTTGCATAATAACTCTTGGTGAAAACATTTTTTTCAATTGTTTTACCATTTTGTAATGATTTTCTCTGATTTTGTATTGACATTTCATGAAATCTACTGAACCAATTACGATTGGTAACAACTGATCTATTGGATTTATCAATGCATCTAGATAATATAATTTATCTATTGACAAATATCTAGATCTTTTAATGAAATATTCAAAATCTTCCATTTTATCTCCGACTTTTACCGCTTTTGTATTACGATCTACGATAACAAATTCTAATCTAGATCCGTCATCAACCGGTCTACCTCGACTCTTTATCAATTCTGCCAATCTTACTTGAGGTGGACATTTACTTATTGCATATTCTTTTTCAGTCATTCCATTTAATGCTTTTAATCTTTCATTCGGATCTTTTGGTAATGGTTTTATTTTGTAATCACCCATAAATTCATCGGTATCGTTGTCATTTTCTGTACAACCTACCGATTTTGTTATAACAAAATCGGTAAAAGGTACGATATTTCTAAATAAATCATTGATAGATTCTATAATATAATCTATAATCATTTCTTTGGTTGCATTGTCAAAAACCATTCTAACTATATTCTCATATATACGTCTCGTTATACAAGCGTTATCTCTTCTAACCAATACAACTCCTTTTTTACCGATATTTCCATTACATGTACCATTGCGATCTATACTAGTGTATACATATCTTTTCTTACTCAATATTATGAATTTTTTATAGATTGCTTCTTCAAACTCTAGTGAAATCGAACCTGGAAATTCGTTAGACACCAAACCAGCAACACGAATCGCCTCATCCCATATTTCGGTTGGAGTTGTAAGATGTGGAAAAATAATATACGTCGAATCTGTGTCTGTATATATCCACTTTGCATTATATTTTTCACATACTATATTTGCTGCTTTTTTAATAGATTCTCTACCTAAATATGTAATACACATTGCGCCCGGCATAAATGGTAAATATCCTCTTCTCACACCCATTGCTCCGTATTGACTATTTGCAGATACCTTGTAAGCGAGTTGTTTTTTATCCAATACAATAGCATCTTCTTTACTACAAGTTTTCATTTGATTTTTAACATTCTTTCGAGATGTTAAAAGATTTTGAATAATAGTTGGTATTACACCTTTTTTAACGTGTTCTTTCAGAAATCTATATTTTCTTTTTGCACAAATAATGCAACTAATTTCATTTCCGTTTTCATCATCGTAATCGTTTGAAAAACTCTTTTTAATTTCAGTCAATTGAATTCTAAATGGTCTTTGTGACAATCTAAGTTTGTTTATTTTATTCTGAACAACCGTTTTTGCTTCTTTACCGCGAGATTCATCGCGTTCAATTGTTAATTTTTTTATTTTATTTTGAATTGCGACAATTTCATTGGTGAGCTTATTTGCATTTTGTATTTTTGGATCGTGTTCGCACATTACATGATCTTCCCAAATAAATGTATGATAATCGTCGGATGATAGGCGTTTCGCCTCTGAATCGGTAACAAATGTCGAATAACATATATTATAATTGATCATAATGGAAGGATATAGCGATGCAAAATCCAATGGTACAATGTTTTCATATATACCAGGTATAGGATCTTTTACATATGCACCCAAATATCTTTCACCAGACAGACAATTGTATCCGTTTGATGTTACGATTATATCTCTATTCAAACAATAATCATATACCTGATTATATGTTCGTATTTGTTGACCTTGTGTATATAATTGAAACATACTAACTTTACATACAACAGACATTTCACTCAATGAAATCCAACCATTTATATGATTTAATATATCTATACATAGATTTGAATCCTGAACGCAATATTTTCCAACTCTTGCCATTTCTTTGGATCTATAAGCAATAAATATTTCCTTGTAATTGACAGGATCTTTTTCTGCATTGACCAGATTTTTTGCTACATTATCTAATTTATAAGTATCAAATTTATAATCTCGTTTTACAATTGGTAAT